TATTTTCCATCTGAAACAACTGTGAATCCAGATACTAAAGATAAATTTGTTAAAGAACATTATGCAAAGTCAAAAGAGATGTTTGGTAATAATTTCACAACAATTTCAAAGTCTGCTGATGCAACTACTTGGTGCCAATTCCACCATTCTAGTCATTTTGCTGCCATGTTCCAAGCAATTCTTCCAGAGGAATTGAAGGAATTCACTCTAAGTGCTTTGTCTCTATGGCCAAGGAAAAGACTATCCTTCCCGCTAAAACAAGCTTCTAGTTTAGCTGCTAATGTAAAGCTTCAAACTAGCAATGATGTGTACATGAAATTTAAGGAAGAATTTGAAAAGGGTGAAGGGATGTTTGTAAATGCAAGAGGGAACTTGATTGAAATCATTTCTGGCATGTTTCAGGGAATTTTGCACACAACTAGTTCCTTATATCACACTATGATACAGGAGGTGATGAAACAAGTTCTAATAAATGCTTGCAAAGGAAGGCTGAGAATGGACAAGGTGCTGATAACAATCTGTCAAGGAAGTGATGACTCAGGTTGCATGATATCTGTACCTGGAAAGCCAACCCTTAAAACTATGCAGATGTTGAAAAGGTTGTTGTTATGGAAAGAGCGAGTTTCTCCTTATTTGTCCGTTTTTTGTAATGAAGCCAAAAGCTCAATAGGAACTCATGACTTAATTGAATACAATTCAGAGTGGCATGTTAGACATATGGTGATAAAACCAACTTTCAGATGGGTTAGTGCTAGCCAAGAACTGTCAGTGACTGAACGGTTTATAGATAGGTTTAGAATCTATAATAATATGATCACTGATTGTTTAACAGGAGGAGCTTCTACATTGGAATGTGCTGTTATACAGTTATTCCAGGCCACTATGCATTATTCAATGATGGGCATGCTAAGCAAAAGGAATCTTCAAGCTAAACAAAGATATCTTGAGTTATGTACTGAGAATCCTGATCCTCTTTATGGTTTTTTCCCTTTCGACGAAGACATCTCCTGTGGAGTGACTGGTGTGGAGTTCCAGCTGTATAGGCTCTACAATAACTCTTCCTTTGGTTCTAACATCAAAGTTTTGGGAGATACTGAAGCATCAATGGACTATTCACCAGAGGATCTCCCTTCATGGATGAAAACTAAAGATATGTCAACCATTAGATTAAAATTCTCAAAGATGTCAGTCTTTTATAGAGTTCTAGAAAGGATGAAT